CAGGTTTCAAGAGGAACTGATATTTCTACTGCCACATTAACCAGTTGGAAAAAGGGAAAGTATACTCCAAAACAAGATAAACTCCAAAAAATCGCAGATTTCTTCAATGTATCTGTAGATTATCTGATGACAGGGAAAGAGCCGGAGGAAGATTTTTCCGATGAGTCTGCACATTTGATCGCGCAAATAAGAAAAGACACCGAACTGTCCGATGCATTAAAGAAATACTTCGGGCTGTCCGATGCCAAAAAGAAACACGTTATTGAATTGATTAATCTTTTAAGTGAGTGAGGTAGATGTTATGTATAATAATTTCGATTTCAATGCAATTAATAAAATAGTTTCAGAACAACTTGACAATATTGAGCCAGTTCCATTGACATATTCATATTCGGATACTCAGTTCGAGATTCTCTGCAAATATATCAAGGATTTTGAATCTGGGCTTGACTCTGAACATGAAGTAGGACTTCTACTTACCAATTTTGGTCATTCAGTTACTATGCATGTTACTGAAATCGGATACGAGAAGTCCGTACTTATGATTTTTAAAGGATATGTTAACGGAAAGATGTCAACACTTATTCAGCACATTAGTCAGCTGAACTTTTTACTCACGTCAGTTCCGAAAGAAAATGATCGTCCAAAAAGACCTATTGGATTTTTGCCTCCAACCGTTGAATAGATTCCTGCAATGATTGAATCATATTTGTCTGAACTCCAATCATGTCGATTAATGCGTATATAAGCGATGCCGGTGGAAGACCCGTTTTATTTGATGGATCTTCCATTTTTGCGATTATTTTCTTTTGCTCTTCTTCGGAATATAATAAATCTTTGCTCATATGTCCTGCCTCCGTAAATCATTGTAAATATCAGCTACGATAATATAAATATAACGTAAAATCTTTTGACTTTCAATTTCATCTATTATTTTTATAATTTCCTTCTTATAATCCATAAAGCATACCTCCGATCAGCGGTTTTCTGACAACAGTATATGTCCGGCCGTGGGAAATAGAACCGAACATTAGTTCGTTTTCGCTATTATACCACCTATGTTCCCTCTTGGCAACTGCCAAATATACACATGGGCTTTTGTGTTCTCGAATATAAACTTTGCGATTTCAAATATTGTTATGCTCTCGCAAATAAAATATGCAGCATTGTAAACTTTTTGATCTCCGTATAGGTTCTGGTGATTCTGCATACACTGCATATGGTGTACCGTGCTACTAATCTGTACATCTTTCTGACTATCCGGCACAACCTTGAATGGAATATGCAGTACGCAGAATATCTGGCAGAACGCCAATATAAACGCTATAAATACTTTTCTTTTCCTTCTCATAAAACCAATTCTTCCCTTTAAATGATGCACATAATAATAGCATATTTCACTGTGTAATGCGGATTTTGGTATAAATGGCAGGAAAAATGTAAAAAATATCATTTTATACTATGATTTTCTCGTAAGAAGCGGTATAATATGTGCAAATTATACAAGGAGGATTACACTATGAAAAAGTTTGCAATTGTATCGGCTATTGTTACATGTGCAATATCAACATCAGCTCCTGTTTATGCTAATGTCGATGATGTAAATGCTTTTTTAAGCCAATACGCTAGTTCTGATAATGCGTTCTATGTTGAAGAGTTTTCTGGCGAGGACTCTGAAGGAACGAAACATAAATCTCTTATTGTCAGAACAGATTTATCTGAGCTTAACATTGATCCTAGCAACACGGAAGAGATTTTTACAAACATGGTTTCACAAAATTGGTTTGATTATACTGGTATTTACAATATTAATGTAAGCTCCGTTATAGGAAGTATTGCTCCTACATATTTTTATGATATCGAAACCGGCACCAAGATTGATTCTTCTTCTGAACATCCATCATCTATGCGTTTCCCTTGGATTATCAAAAACGAAGGAAATCTGACAGATGATGAAAGAAGGTTTCTCTTGAGAATTGCTCAGGAAATTCTTCAAGGAAGTGTAGATACATCAATTTCATTAAATATAGGCTCGGATAATGAATGTACATGTTCGATAAAAGATTGTAACGGACTTGCAGAAATAAAAGGAAAATATTCTCTGGACTCTATCGATTACGTTTTTTCTATTCAATTTACATACGAAACTAATGACTATCAAGATGGTACCTACACTGAACTATATTTAGGCATAAACAATGTAGATTTATTCGGAACAAATGTAAAATTTGAATATAGAACTTATGATAAATAATTTTTATTATTAAGAAAAGGAAGGAGATTAACGTCCCCTTCCTTTTCTTTTTGCCCGTAGGCGGTTTCTATACACACATCCTCCCGATTCCGGGATTCCAGAAACCCTGTATTCATCAATTTGTCGATTTTTTTAGTTTTTATTCATTCCTCAACACTTTACACTATAAAAGTGCCGTGTTAAAATATATTTGTGATGTTGTATAGAATACTATCACAACTCACAGGAAAATTGTGTGTATTGTCAAAAACGCGGAAATTTTTGACAAAATTGAGAATTTGAAAGGAGGAATTGCGTATGAGGATAGCTATTTGTGACGACAATCAAATTGAAGTTGACTTGTTTAAAGAGCACATATCGGGATTCTTGCGGCGCAAAGGAGATTACCGGTATGAAATTAGCGAGTATTCGGCAGGTTATCCACTTGTTGAAGATGTGAAAGAGGGTAAATGGTACGATGTAATTGTACTGGATATGGTTCTGGAAAAAGAGAACGGTTTGGAGATTGCGAACCGGCTTCGGGATATTGGATATGATGGAAAGATTATCTTCTGGACAGCCGATGATTCTCATCTGCAAGAAGCATTTGACGTCGGTGCTATGCAGTATGTGGTCAAGGGTAAGGAATACGGCAGGATGTACAGCGCAATCAACGAGATTCTGTCGCATATGAGGGATGAGGTTCTGACATTCAAAACGCACGGAGAATTGCATCGGTTGGAATACAGACAGATTGAATATGTTGAGAGTAAAGGTCGGTCGTGCCATATCTACACGACCGATAACCAGTGCTTTGTAACACTTGGAAAGCTTGATGACATCGAAGAAGAATTGTGTGATAAACGTTTTCTCCGATGTCACCAGAGTTTTCTGGTCAACATGGATCACATTCAGTCCGTGAACGAGAATTTCATCATGGAATCTGGCGATATTGTCCAGATACGCCGCCGGAACCACAACGAAATCAAGGATAAATACGAAAATTATATAAATTGATATTACAAAGACCGCCAGCGATGTGAGACTGGCGGTCTTTTCGGGGAATTGAAAACTTTTAAGAAATAAGGATTCACTGAACATGTTTATTATATCATTCTATTCGTTATATATCAAGTACCATTTAAATTTAAATCGCGATCAGGTCTTTCCAAGTCGCAGGGCCGCATACGCCATCTACGGCAAGAACCTCTTTTCTGGATTCCTGGTAGGCTTTGAGGGCATAGATGGTGTTGGCATCTGCTTTCCGGGTAAGTTTCAGGGCTTTGCCGGTTTTTCCCTTAAATCCTCTAGCTCTTAAAATCTCCTGAAGCAATAATACGGATGTGTTTTTGTCTCCTGATTTTACGGTTTCTGGTGTGAACATATAGCTGCCTCCTTCTGTATTAGTTGTCTCTGTGGAAGATGTGACGAGTGAATAGTCTGGTGTACAGAACTTTGTTCCCGGAAGCTTGCTGTTATAGTAGCTCTTTGCGCAGACACCACCGCCATTTGCTATGATCCCGGATGCTCCGGAGGTATTTCCTTCGATGGTATAAAATTTGTCTCCGATCACGGCAGTAACAACTCCTGTATGAGTAAATGTACCGTTATGATAAAAGATAACAATGTCTCCAATTTTGGGGTACGAATTAAGTGTAAATAATTCACTCATGGTCGGACAGTATACATAAGGCCAGTGCTTTAAAAGTTTTTTAGCCTTGTCCAAACCGAATGCTTTCATGAAACACCAGCTCACGAATGCTGCACACCAAGGCTGTCCCTGATAGGATGATTTTATATCCCGCCAGTACTTCGTATAATTGTTTGAACCTGCATTTGCAGTCTTATCATCAAGCTGAATGTTTGATTTCTTTTCAAGATAACCAATTTCGTTTTTCGCAATAAGAATCAGCTTTTCAATATTTTTGTCCACTGTCGAAACCTCCTTATAGTCTTTATAGAATACGCTTCGGTCTACAGTTCCATTGATTCCAGGAATCTTGGCCTTGGAGCTGTACTGCCAGCCGACGCCGAAGTCCGGACGGAGACGTTCCTGAATCCATCCATCATCATTTGCCGGATAGCGTGCGATCCAGAAGTCGTATTTCTTCAGATGACTGCAGATCACGTTCATGTACCAGTCTACATTACAGTAGATGCCAAACTTATAACCCGCTGCTGTAATAATCTTTTCAAATGCTTCTGTCATCTTATGGATGTTCTCTGCTCCAAGCACTCTCTGTTTATGATGTTCCAGATCCAACCATACGGGATACTGAAGTTCTCTTCCATTCAGGACGGATACGACTTTTCTGGCTTCGCTCTGAATCTCTGTGATGGTCATCGCATACGAGTATTTATATACGCCTGTTGGAATATTGTATTTCTGGCATTCTGTATAGTTTCTTTCGAAATATTTATCCGTTACGTTTCCGGCTTCTGTGATCCGAAGGATAGCGAAATCCATTCCGTAGGCTGCCACTGTCTTCCAGTCAATCTGTCCCTGCCAGGCAGAGACATCAATTCCTTTGACTTCCAATTCACTCACCTCTTTCCAATCTTTCTATCCTTTTATTAAGGCTGTTAATAGTTTCTTGCTGGTCTTGGATTAGCTTCATCATTGCTGGAACCATAGTTCTGTAGTTCCAGTCTTCTACCTGACCGGATTCGTTGAGCATTGCACCTTCTGGGAATGCATCATACACATCTTCCGCGTAGAATCCTGGAAGCGGTTTCCCTTCAAAACGGTCACCAGGTGCCAGATAACCTTCATTGTACTCAAACCACACGACCGGAATGTCTAAAAGCCTTTCAGCTTCACTCGAAGTCATGTTTTTAACGTGTTTCTTGTATCTTTTTGATGAAGAACTTAATTTATAAACATAATTGTTGTACAAAATAAGTGTTGATCCTGACGCGTTACTAGTCAAACCGGATATGGCGAACATTCCACTCGGATCAGTTATTCCCGAACTGTCCGTAGCGTTTTTACAAAACAAATGTAATCCATATTTAATACAGCAAGCAGTATCGCCATCTGTGCTTTGAGAGAACACTGAATTCCCAATTCTTAACCGACCATCTGAATAAAGTCTTATGTTTCCACTCTTTGACTGTATATAGCTTTCTTTTATAACCCACTGCGCAATTGATGCCGCAACCGCATATAAGTCCTCTACATTTAGCTTGTCTGCTGCTACAGTTTTTCCTTTGATGTATGTACCATTCAAATAAAGCTTGCCATCAACATAAGTCAGCAGGTCACGAGTGCCATTGTTTGTCAAAAGATTGAAAATTTGCTTTTCTGTCAGCTCTGTGTCATTGATTATTGGAATTGTTACTGTTGCAAGTTGAGGATTACCCAGATTAATGCTTCTGAAGATATACCTAATTGCCGTTACATCTGATGCAATTGTAGAAAGGTATAATGTATACTGTCCATCATCTACATTCATATTCTTTATAGTGTTGAATGTAGAACCGTCTGTTGTTGTCTGAACAAGGATGTTAGACTTTCGCAATGTTTTATTACTTCCCGAAACAACATAATTTTTGAAAAGTACAGTTTCCGGCACATAAGTTTCATCTGCGGTTCTCATTATTACAGTTGTATCCGTTTCAATAACATAAGTTGTAGCTGAATCTCCTTTATCTCCTTGCTTCCCTTGCTTTTGTTTTGCAATTGAAAACTGTTTTGTAATAGAAAATGTCTTATATTTTACAACAAAGTTCACATGTCCGGTATCAGCTGATAGTCCTGTAACGGTATATTTATGGTTCTTTTCATCCCAGGTTCCAGTAACGTTATCTTCGGTTATGGTATACGATGCATCATTAGTTACATTTTCGACACCATACATAACCTGTACGGTTGTGCTACATTCAGGAAATGTTGTGTAGTTTCCATTAGCGTCTGTCACTATGGCCTGATATTCATTTGACAGAATCACATTCAATGTGGTCAGCTTCTGAGCTTCTTCTATTGTTTTATCTGCTATGGCTTCATCGAGCGTTTTATTGTCTGACAGAAAAAAAGCTGTCGGCTGGATAAACACTTGTCCTTTTTCGTTTATATAAAACGTTACGGTACCATCCCCTGTTGAAACCCTGAGGTTTTTCGCATCAATAAACTTTCCAAGGAGCTTTCCGGTATTAATCCAATCCGCATTGATTCCAACCGCATTAAGGATTCTTACAATTGTATCGCCGTCAACAGTCATACCGCCGTTCCAAGTTTTTCCGCCGTCAGTAGATACTCCCCACGCTTCTGATGTCATTTTCCAAACAGCTTTCGATTCCGCAAGAGTTGGTTTATCGTGAAGATAAAATACTTCACTGCCATCTTCCTGCTTTTCTATTGTTGTGTATACGCCAGTTGCGGCATCCATGCGTTTTCCAAACTCTTCAAGGGCTTTTTCTCTAGCTGTTTTTTCGGCTTTAATCATTTTCCGGGCTTCTACATAAGCCTGCGTTGATTGGCTGTATCGAGTACTACTATTTTTTGCTGCGCTTTTGGCATTGCAAGCAATTTTTTGTCCATTACCAGGTTGCAAAGTAGTAGTTGTAATAAAAGATTTATAAACTTTACGGTTTCTGTCTACGATTATAACTACATCGCCTGCTTCCAACGAAATGTTTGTAGGACATTCAGATTCAAATGGTCGAAATGACATCCCGACACATTTTTCGGCGATCATAGAAGCAATTTTTTTGCCTTCTCCTTTTTGAATCAATTTGTTACCTGAAATGTCAAGCACATATCCTTTTAAACCAGCCATATATTTTTCTGGTTCTTCACCTACTGAATCGTTATATTCAGTGACAAGAACTCCTGTAATTACAACATCCGTATGCTGCGGGGTAAACCCATACGTAGAAGATACATTTGATACATTTCCTTTTCCGTCCACTGCATATAAACTTAAAGTCCCATCATTTTCAAATAAAATACCATTTTCTGCTGTTAATGTTTCATCTTGGTTCGACATTTTAAGCACTATGTTGCTTTCGCTAGATGTTGTTAATACTCCGTTTTCATTAATAATTAATTTTTCTTCCGTAATATCGTCAAACCAGCTTACGCACAATCTACCATATTCGTCACATCTCATCCACTGGCATCCAATTTGAGCTACCCATTGAAGAACCTGTCGAAATGTCAGCGCATCGTCGGAGGGTCTAGCCTTCACAATATAATCGTCATTGTCAAAATGAACTGTTTGTAATGTAACTCCACATACTTCACAAGCATCTCTCACAATTTGTTCTCTAGTTGCAGGATATATAAGCTTGCTTTCCGAGTAATTGCGGTCAAACTTTCGCATATTATCTTCACATGTAAGATCAATGCTGACTGTTTCATTTTCAGGCTGTTCTACTACAGTCGCAGTACATATTCGCGTTTTTTCTATTATGCCGTCATCAAGTTGTAGTCCAATATAACAAACAGCTTCTGCCCCTTCAAAATCATAATTGGAATACTGACCTTCAAAGTTATTAATACTCAGCGTTAAAACATTAATAATCGCAGATCCAATATCAAAACTGCTATCCCCAGATACAGAATCCTCAAACGTCATTCCGTTTTGCCACAAATCGGCATTCGTCAAGTTTAATACAGTCCCATCAGTAAGAGTGATATCTGCATACTTGAGGTAATGCACATCCATTCCATTTTTAACTTTTTCTTTCCACCTAGATGATAAATTTCTCATGCCTTACCTCTCGATCACATCAAAACTGATAGATTCTGTCCTCTGATTTCCGGCCCACCACCATTTGACTGGTGCACTTCTATCACCAACGTAAAACGTTCTTGTTTCATATGTTCCTGACATCATGTCCGGGTATGTTATCTGTATGTATTCGGGATTAAATGCCTGTAATATTTTCGCAGTAGTTGCCCAGTCCTTGCCGTTCCACCGTAAAGATAATTTTCTTTTTTGAGCCACCCTGTTTTTATGCATAATC